CCGTCCTTTTAGTATGCCCGCCTACCGGAGGGCATCTTTCATTCAAGAGTGCTCCGTAGGAGCAGTTTCCTATAAAGCAAAAAGAAAAAGCCCTGAAAAATTCAGGACTTTTGAGGTGCCGCTGGCCGGACTCGAACCGGATTCTTTGAAAATCCGCAAACACCAGTAAATACAAGAAATTCTCCGAAAGCCCTGTAAAATCAATACTTTTATTATGTTCCGCGTTACAAGATAATGTACAATAAAACATAGAAACTGCACACTGGTTCTCACGAAAGTTCACACGAAAATGATGATACAATATGCTCCCGGCAGAGGGTACCTGCCGGGATTTTTTTATACCCTGGTAATGTAACGAGCTGCCACAAATCCGTAGTACTTATTTACAATACGGACATAATACCAAGTACTGCCATCAGCAGCCTTGATTGTATCGCACACATCAATAAGATTATGCTGTGCAAGATACGGGTATTTTTTGATGGTTGGATTCTCTTTGCCTGGCCAGGAACGGACGTTGAGCTCGGCGGTATTGACCATGCCCACCCATTTCGGAACTTTGCTAAGCTGCACTGCAGTCTCTGTGGATTTCTGGTCTTCTGTTGTACCGTAATCGATCCATACGTAGCCATCAATCGCAGAATCTGTGAGTTTATATTTCTTATTGCGGCACGCTCCGCCGTTTGCCACAACACCTGGTGCGCTGGATGTATTGCCTTCATTGGTGTAGACGTAGGTTGCGTCATACGAGTTTACGGATCCGATGTGTGAGCCATTCCGGAAGATGATCAGCGCACCTTTCTTTGGTGTGCTGTGCCAGGTTCCTTTCTGTTTGGCATGACGGGTGACACTCTGGCAGTTGTAGAAGCCGCCACCCATGATCTGAAGGGCTTTGGTCAATCCAAACACTTTGACCAATTTCCAGAACTGGTAGACCGCACACCACGGCTGCCCCTGGCATCCCGGCTGATTCCAGTTATTTACATCACGGGCAAACTTGGTGTAGTTCTTGTCACCAGCGTTCTTGGTAAAATCATCCAGATAAGCATTACTTTTTTTCTCCAGATATGGTTTTGTGCCGCCATTGTTGGCGTAATAATCTCCAAGCTTGGTATGTTCCTGTAATTTGTTCACAGTTGTTTCCTCTTTCTTCTCAATTTCTTCGGAGTAATCCTTATAAAATACGTTGCGATCTACAGTTCCGCTGATGCCTGGAATCTTGGCTTTTGAGCTATACTGCCAGCCCACGCCAAAATCTGGTCGGAGTCGTTCCTGAAGCCATCCGTCATCGTTAGCCGGATAGCGGGCAATCCAAAAGTCATACTTTTTCAGATGACTGCAGATCACGTTCTCGTACCAGTCCACATTGCAATAGATAGCAAATTTATATCCCGCTGCCTCTACGATCTCGCGGAAGGCATCTGCCATCTTGTGGATGCTCTCGGATCCAAGAGATCTCTGATTGTTGTATTCCAGATCCAAGAATACCGGAAACTGGATCCTGCGTCCATTTAATGTACTTACTACCTTACGGGCTTCTCTCTGGATCTCTGCGATCGTCATTGCATAGGAGTATTTGTAAACACCGACAGGGATGTTATATTTGTTGCATCCGGCCAGATTGTTTTCAAACTGCGAATCAACAACATTGCCAGCTTCTGTGATCCGGAGAATTGCAAATCCCATTCCGTAATCTGCGGCTGTTTTCCAATCAATCTTGCCCTGCCAGGCTGATACATCAATACCTTTAATTTCCATGTTTTTACCTCCTGCTTTCATAATGAGAAAAGGGATGATCTCTCATCCCCAGGTCACTCGTCTTTGTGTGTCTGTTTGATCAGCTGGTTGACATATGTAGAAAGACCAGCTACCAGGATTCCCTGTACGATAGCCGTGAAGATTGCCATCACAATATCCTGTGGTGTCCCCAGCGTGGTTGTAGCAAATACATACATTGCGCAGATCACAACGCTGATCCCGCCAAGAATAAGCGGGATGTACTTATCTTTTACTGCCTGCGCCTGCTTGAGTGCCATGCCTACGAAATATAAAGCAATAGCTACTACGATGAGTTCCGGTTTTACATAATTTGTAATCTGTTCCATAATCATTCTCCTTTTCTTTTAATATGTAGCTCTTCGATTTCCTGTTTCATTTTGGTCACCATGCCGTTTCCGCCTAGTTCGTGATATGCTGCATACATCTCGCAGTAATTCTGGTAAGCATATGACGGGATGGTTCCAAGGGCTGTATACTTTGCGTGATACTCTATGAGCTGGACGCGAAGCAGAAGCATCGTTCCTTTGCTGTTAGCGTCTCTGTCTTTTTTCTGATTTTTCAGGAGCCAGACGATGTAGCCTAAGAGTACCGGTAATACAATAGTATATGTCTGGATAAGTATTTCTTTCACTATTCCACTCTTTCTCCGGTTGCGCCGGCGCAATTTTGTATAAAAATAAGAGCCTTACGGCTCTGCTCTGATTTTCTTCATATTTTTCCTCTACAAATCTATTTTTTGGATTAATTGGTACAGGGCATTTCCAAATTCTTCTGGAGATCCGGTATAACCTGCCTTGGCAGCACCAATGTAGATGCTTCCAGCAATGTCTACTTTCACACCTTTCAAATCATAACAGTACATTCCGCCTTTTTCAGTTATATATAAAGCGTTTCGCATCTTCGATGGGGTAAGTTCTTCCTGCTCCTCGTTAATTCTGCAAAGACGCAATGATGCATTGGTAGAATCTTTTCCTCGTATAGATACTTCTTCTCCCAGATCATACATATACACATCTTTGAGGGATACCGTTACTGTAGTCGCAAATCCGTAGCTTTGGAAACCTATAACCAGGCTGGTCGCATCATTTGGAATCGTATATTTCAAACAGCATATTTTTTCACCATCCCAAACCTCTGATTTATCCTGAGTATTTGCATACAAACGAACTGTATTAGGGTTATCTGTATTTACACCAATTCCAAACGCATAGTTTACCCATCCATTCGAAGAACTTCCCATTCCTGTTTCACCATTGGAAAATTCCATCAATGTACAGCCCAGTTCTATCGTATGTCCTCTCAGAGCAATGACCTCATCACCCGTATATTTATACTTTGTTCAACCCCATACGTTTGTATGAGATACAAGAAAATCATATGTCTTCCAACCGTTCTTGCTAGAAGGAGTCATTTTTGCCGTCATTGCTGAGGAATTATTAAAATTAGTTGGAAAAATGTTTGTATACCATTTTTTTGAAATCTCATCTGAATGTTCTCCAAGATCAATCAGGTATGCATTCTTAAACCTTACCGTTCCATTGAAATATTGACCATGCCTAATACTTAACCTAAGGAGAATGTCCATGGATAAAAAAACTTTTGAACATTTTAATTTCATCCCTGAGTTTCCCGATTTTCCTGATCCATCCTCAATCGCTGGAATTTCAAAAGAATCATTAAAAGAATTTGAAAAATCCGAAGCTTACAAAAAATATGTACTTCCTACTCTTGAACGTGAAAAACAATTAAAAAGGCAAAAACGCTCAGAATGGTTCTGGATCAAAGGATTATTAATACTCAACACTATTTTCGCTGGAACTTCTGCTATATGTGCAGTCATATCATTGTTAAAATAATTAATAACAACACTGTGTCCAGAACTACAATAGCCTGTAGGGATGTCTGCGCCTTCCGTAATTTCTCAATATTCTCACTGGAATGCGCTTCCATTCCTGCTGTGTAGGCAATAAGCTCGTTTCTCTCACTTTCTGTCATGTCTTGGTATCTTACCTTATTCGTTTTCATTTCACTCCTTTTTAACATTAATTCTCATTTATGCGACAAATTGACTAAAAAAAATAGCATTCACTTCATCACGCGAAAGATTTAATTCTTTTGAAATCAAATCCGCTTCTTTAATCGTAATTGACTCCCCGTCAGCATTGAATTTCCTGTATAATATGGCTCTATCAATTCCAATTAGTGCCGCAAGTTCAGAAGTATTTAAGCCGCATTCTACTATTTTCCCTTTTAATCTATTTATATTTACCACTGTATGCCTCCTTTCTTTTTCTCATATCTGCGACTATAATTACATTATCACAACCATATTTCTTTGTCAAGCCACTTTTCGCATATTTGAGAATATTTTCGCATATTCATTATTTATATGTTGCAAATTTGCGATTTATATGTTACTATACCTAACGTAAGGAGGATATTAATATGAATACAGGAGACAGAATAAAGCAACGTAGATTAGAGCTTGGACTTACTGCTGATGATTTAGCCGAAAAAATTGGAAAATCTCGTGCAACAATATATAGATATGAAAATGGAGATATTGAAAATATGCCCACTCCCGTTTTAGAGCCTCTAGCCAAAGCCCTAGATACTACTCCTGCTGATTTAATGGGATGGCAGTCTTCTTCAATTAGTCCTTTGCACAATAATATTCGTTGTGAAAATGTAGCAGAATCCGAGTTAGTTCTCTCTTATAGAAAGTTAAATAAACCCAACCAGTCCAAGGTTCTCACCTATTCAAAAAGTCTTCTCTCCGCTCAGCAGATGGAAGAAGACGTTCTCGCCGCCCATGCCCATACAGACGTTGAGCAGACACCGGAGGGTGTTCAGCATGATCTTGATATTATGGATGATGATTCTATGTGGAATTAGATTGTATTCGACCGAATACGCAGATACTTTGACAATATAATATACTTACCAGGGCAACTGGGAGGATGCGGTACCACTCCGTTTCTGAGTCTTGCAGAAAGGAGTGGGGCTTATGAGTACATATGAAGAATTTATGATTATCCTGAACACAGGACTTTTAATCGTAGCTATTCTGAATCTGAAAAATAAGAAATAGCATCCCCGCTCTGGTCAAGTAGGATGCTATTTCTATAACTCTTATTACACCAGAAACGGATAGGTTTCAGCTATCGTTCCAGTTGTCTTGTTAAGTATATTATACAAATGTTCAAAATATTTGTCAAACCATATTTTGTTTATGAACTTTGAAAAGGGAGTTTTATTATAAGGAGGAATCATGTTTGAAGTAAATGGAATTTTGTATGCAGGTTCTGCAAAAGAATTATTGAAAATACAGGATGCAAAGGTTACAGGAGAGAAAATGTTGCTTCTTACTTTCTCTTCCGGTGAGAAAAGAGTATTTGATGCTACTGTTTTAAACGAGGAAGTATTTACTCCTTTAAATGATCCTGATATTTTTAGCAATTTCAAGATTGTCCATGGAGTTGTTACGTGGATGGACGAGGAGATTGACTGTGCCCCGGAATATATGTATGAACACAGCTATACCTATCCATCCTTAAAATCCGCAATTTGATTTTAAAAGGGGTGATCCCGTTGAATTACGAACAGTTACTGACTGCTGCCGATCAGAATGGTCTGGCAGTAAAAGAACATTCTCTGACAGATCACGACGGTCTGCTCAAGGGTAAACGGATAGCAATCCGAAAAGATATAGAAACGCAAGCTGAGAAGTCTTGTGTGCTTGCCGAAGAGATTGGACATGATCGTACCAGTTCCGGGGATATTTTGGATCAGGATAATATTATGAAACAGAAGCAGGAATAGCGTGCCAGATTATATGGTTATAACCTCAAGATCGGATTAACCGGTCTGGTCAGAGCCTATGAAGCTGGGTGCAGAAACCTATATGAGATGGCAGAGTTTCTGGATGCTACAGAAGGATACCTGAAAGAAGCTATTCGGTGCTACAGGTCCAAATACGGCGTGTGTGCTGCTATTGATAATTATGTTATTTATTTTGAACCGTTCGCGGTTATGAAATTTGTTACTGCTGAATGCATCGACAATAAATTATCGCCAACCGCAAATGACTATTTCAAACGATTATTTTATATAACATAACTATATATTGTATTTCAATCTTTCGTTCACCCTACATTCTGTATAGGGCATTATATTATATACTTATATTAAAAAAAGTCAATACTATTATTCAAAAAAGTATTGACTTTTTAATAAAACAGTACTAAGATGAGGTTGTAATCAAAGATTACCTTGTTAATAATGCTCTAGGTTGTACGTCTCTCAGCATATGGGAATGACCGAACCCTAGAGCTTTTTCCATTTTAAGAAAGGAATTACATATGAGAAAGAACAATACTGTAACGCATTTAAAAACAGCAATTCTTGTTGATGGAGGCTTTTATAGACGAAGAGCTCAATCTGTTTTTGGAGATAAAACTGCTGAAGAGCGTGCAGTTGAATTAACCAATTACTGTAAGCGTCACTTAAATACCCATGGGGAAGATAATGATCTGTATAGAATTTTCTATTATGACTGTGCTCCTTCCAAGAAGCGTATCTATCACCCTTTTCTAAAACAACAAGTTGATCTTGGAAAAACTGATTTATTTGAATGGACTACTACTTTTTTGAATGAATTAAAAAAGAAAAGAAAGTTTGCTATTCGTTTAGGAAAGCTTGCAGAAGAGCAAGCACACTATACGATTCGTCCTGAGGTAGTAAAAAAATTATGTAATGGAAAACTTAATTTTACAGATTTGCAGGAAAAAGATTTCTGCTTAGAGATTGATCAAAAAGGAGTCGATATGAAAATAGGATTAGATATCGCTTCTATGGCTTATAAACAGCAGGTTGATCAAATTGTTTTGATTTCCGGAGATAGCGACTTTGTTTCTGCCGCAAAACTTGCTCGTAGAGAAGGTATCGATTTTATTCTAGATCCTCTAGGTGCCGCAATAAAGCCAGATCTTTTCGAACATATAGATGGATTGAGAACTTGTGACAAATTGTACACTACTCACTCTCAAAGATAATTCATAAATAAAAAACCGGCTCCCGCGCCAACAGGAACCGGCTCAGATCTCCGAAGAGATACTCTTTCGACGAAACATATTGTATCATCTTCGGAGCAGACATACAACCAGAACATTTGTGTGTCTGTTATTTTTGTACCCAATTTTAGGAAAGGAAGATGATATTATGGCAACTGCAAAGAAATTACCATCCGGATCATGGAGGTGTCAGGTTCTCTCTCATACCGAAGAATACAGTGAACTACTCGGCAACAAGTTACCAGAGCATGTGAACTACTCGGCAACAAGTTACCAGAGCATCTGAAATCTGGCGGGATACCGCCTTTTTTCAGGGTGCGTCCATGACACCAATACTGCTTGCCT